TGTATCCATTACCATCAACAGCCACAGTAGCAGCAGTAATAGCAGATAGACCAGCTGAAACAGTTACATTTAAAGTAAGTCCAGAACCATCTCCAGTAATATTATAAGTGCCTACTGGGTTACTAGGAGTTCCATATCCTTTACCACCAGTAAGAATGCCAGGAGCACCATCAACAGGTCCGCCTTGTCCATCAACATATGCGTAACGATAAGTCTCATTACTTTCGCTGATTTTTCTACCCTGAGCAAATACCGTTCCAATTAATCCAGCATTAGTTGTGGTAGTAATACCAATCTTTGCTTTCTTAGGAAGACCCATTATAGGGTTAAAGTTTAATGGTGGTAATTGACCATTGTTGGGTTCGATTGGTGGATTATAGAATGTTAATAATCCTCTATTTGAAGTAAATTTCGCTCTATAAAGTTTGAAGGTCATATCTTCAAACTGAGATGGAGTCCAAGTAGATCCATTCTGAGACTTGAAGAGTGAACCCATAGCAAATTGCTGTGAGTAAATCTTACCTTGAGCAGACGGTAGAGTCTGTGCGTTTAGAGCCTTCTGTCCCATTTCACCACAGAACACTGTATACTCATCACTATCGGACAATAGAACGATAGCATACTGAGAACTAGGATCTAAGTAAACAGGTGATGGGAATGTAATAGTTGTTGCTACACTTCCATCATCAGATGTTGTTATATCAGATGGACGCAATGTTACCATCGCATCTCTATGAATAATGTTAAGTGTAGGTAAACCTAACTCAACTGTTCTTATTTGAATATTTACTGGGGTCGTACCAGAAGTAACTGTTGCAAAGTAAACTTCTAATTTAGTAATCCATACACCCTCAGGTCCAGTAATAATAGACTGTGCAAGAGGGTCTCTATCTCTCTCACGAACAACTGTTACTGTTCTATCAATAACATTTGTGATGTTATTAACAACAGTTCTAGTTCTATCAATAACTCTTGTATTATTGATAATAACAGGAGGTGGTGGAGGTGGAGGAGGAGGGGGTAAGGGGTCAGATCTCTGTATATCAATCGTCGATAGATTCGTAATTGTAGTAGTCTCTAAGGTTGTAATTCTAATATCAGTTTGTACAATCCTTGTAGTACCTGTTGCTAAGTATCTACCAAGAGCACTAGAAATTAAGGTGCTTCCTGGTACTGGAGTAGCATTTGATTCGCTAGAAGTTAATTTAAAATCTCTAGTACCAGATCTAATTCTTACTTGAGGAGTAGGAGTTGCATTAGGATCTCTAATCCACATAGCACCAATCAGATCACCATAGTTATCGGATACAAGTCTTACTCTTGCTACACTTGCTTGAGCACCACTAGTTAATCCTCTAAGAACCATATTAGTTGGAGCAAATCCAAAGAAAGCTCCCTGTGCTTGCTCACAAAGTCCAACAATATCAATATTCAATACTGTTGATGCTTGAGAATATCCATTTGGTAATGTTGAACTTGGGTCATATGGATTAACATCATATGTGTCTGTAGGATTAGCAAATGGTCCTTTCTTATGGTTAGGAGCAGCTAATCTAAATTCAAATGCAGTTGCACCAATTGTTCCTCTAATAGTTTCACCAATCTGGAATGATCCAGTAACATTGAATATTTCTAAAAGTTTTGGTATAACATCAATACCACCAACATTATCAAAGAATGGGTAGAAATTAGTAAATGGTTTAAGACCTACGGCAGCAAACTCTACATTTCTAGAACGACAGAATGGATCAAAGTTTTCTTCTGAAATAAATGTATTTTCGGAACGAATATCATCTCTTTGTACAGTTCTACCAATTTCTGCAGTAGTTACTGTTGCAGATCCACCACCATTACCTTCACGAGTTACTGTAAAGTTAGCAGCGACTTGATTGTTGAAAACAGTAATACCAATAGTATTTCTAATAGTATTCTGAGTTCTTCTAGTGTTGATCCAATTATCAACAGCAGGAGTCAAACGAATCTCACCAGTATATGCAACAACATGGAATGGGTTTATGTTATTGACTTTAGTAGCAAAATTCTGCTCGATGTATAATTCATCTTCATAATTCAGAGTAAGAAGATTACCAGTTTTCCTTGTATTTTCACTATCAAGTAATTCAAAGTCAGTACTATAATCCAACTGCTGTACTGGTATATCTGTCTTAGGAGCAACCTGTAAATTGATGGAATCAAATTCCCTCATTGGTCTAAGCTCTCTAAGATCTGTATCAATCTCAGCAGGAGAACTTGGAGACATGAAATCCCAAGAACTAAATGAATCTACAAAGAAACCAGATTTAAATCTATCATATCCTTGTGCGTCTCTAATCTGAAGAGATTCTGCACTCTTTTCTAAAAGATTTAAAGTAGTTACCTCCTCAAGATTTTTAACTCTATCAGCAATCTGACCAATATCCTTCATCGTATATCTACGATTCTGCTTCAGGTATACTCGTGCATCTTCTGCATTCTTAAGATATGCAGGAAGAAGAACAGTAGCAATTTCAATAGTCTTATCTTGTGATTCTGGGGGTAATGGTTGTCTAGCAGGTGTACCTCTCAATACAATAAATTCACCATTCTGATGTAAGACTAGTTTATCAATTCTAGGTAGATAGTAATCATAATCAAATACAATAGACTCATTAGGAGTTAATAGTCTATCTGGTTTTCCACTAAAGTCTCTAGCAGTATAGAAGAATGGAGATACTGTAGCAGATGCTGGATTATACTCAGAAACTTGTGGTCTGAAATCTAATACATCGTGTGCGGGAGTCCTTGTAGGTCCAATTGATGGAATGTCATTCTTATATCTTTCTGCACCATAACTGTTAACAGTAAATATATCTCCAGTGTCACCACTAGGAACATCATATCTGTTGTAGATAATTAGAAGTTTTCTATGAGGAACAAATGCTCCAGCATTTCTAACAATTCTAGAATAGTCATAATATTGATTTCTTTGTCCCTTATCTAACAGATAGCTGCTGGTAATATCCTTGAATTTACCAGGAGTAGTTGCTTGGACGGTAGCAATTGCAGATGATTCTTCAAATTCTAATGATTCTAATAATGTGAATTTGTTATCAGTTAGATAAACAATACTAATTTGACTGTTGCCAGAATCAATAGATACTACTCTAGCAATAGCTCTACTAACTTTTCCTATAATTTTCTCACCAATGATTGCTTCTGTAAAGACATCATCAGTAGATGTGAATGTTAATTTATCAAGAACAGGTGAATTTGTATCTAATGACTCATATATCGCAACAACATCAGAAACATCAGGATAATTTAAACATATATCTCTATCTTGAACTCTAATACCATATAGAGCACTATGATTTAATCCATCGTTTATACTAGTTCCTGCATTAGTACCAGACCTTTTATTTGCTGATCTAGTAATTTCAGTTTGCTGACATCTCTTATATTCTTTAACTTTGTTCTTAATATTTGATTTCTGAACTGTTACATTAACCCTAACATTACTTTGACTTGGAGTTAATCCATACATTGTAATACTAGTTGCAGATATTACAACTTGATCTTCAGTAAGAGACTGAATCGTTCCATTTGAATAAGCAACAGAATATCTTTCCTGATCAAAAGCGACAAAGGTTACATCATCAAGACCAACTGAAGTAATTGGAAGAACCAATTGACCTAAAGCATTGGTACTTTCGTTAGTTACCTGAGAACTTAGGTATAAAGTAGCATCACCAAAAGATACATTAGATATTCCAATATCAGGAATTCTAGAGATTAAAGATGAATCTTGTACTGAAACATCCTGCACACCTCTGTAGCAGGTTCCATCAAATGCTTTTACTCCACCATCAAACACATCACTAACAGTAGTCATTGCACCGACTTTCATCGATTGTCCATTAGCAGCAACTTCTGTGACTACATTATAAGTTGGGAAGTTAAGAGCACTACCAGCAGTATTGACTGGTGACTCATATACAAAAATATCACCTGGTTTCCAAACTAAGAAGCTATCTGCTCTTGGCGAAGTAACTGTACCATTAGCAACTATTTTAAAATTACCAGCACCAAAACCAACTGGAATTATTGGGTTAAGTTTCTTACCAGCAGTAAAACTATTTCCACTCTGAGCAAAATTATAAACATCATTAATACCGTATGGAGTTACCTCCTCAACAGTTCTAGATACAGTTTCGTCACCATTAATACTAATTTTTTCACCAGGTCTAAAGAATCCAGAAGTCTGAGTAACTGATATAGTACTAGATCCAGCACCTGCGGAAACTGCAAATCCATTAGCACCACTCTCTTTACCTACAATAAATGCAGATTCGTTAAGTTCTCCTGCAGTTACATTATCATTCAATTTTAATGTTGTGTATGTCTGAACATCATAGAGATATAAATTCCAATCTGTTCCATTATTCTCATACGCAGCATCTCTCAATGAAAGACCATATACTTTTGCGTCACCAATCTTAGAAGCAGTACCAGCAGCAACATTAGTAGCACTATTATGAGGACCACCCATCAAATCAATTCGATTTGTAAGTGTAGTAATACCAGTTACATTATTGACAAGGAACCTATTCCCCATCTCAAAATTAAATGAACTATCCGTAACCTTCTGAGTTTCCCTTGGTTTATCAAAATCAATTATAGATGGAGCATTTTTATCAACATCATATCCATAAACATACGCTAAACCAGACGATACTTTCAAACATGCAATATTATCACTTGGGGTGTTGCCATCGAAAGTAGTTTGACCTTTGAAATATACACCATCATTTCCAAGACGATCATTAAGACAATCAGCAATGTTAACCATAAATGGGTTAACAACATAATTACCAGACTCCTGATAAGTCCTCTTAGCAAAATAATCCCTAATCTTGTTATATTCAGTATCCCTCTTTAATGAATAGATAGCACCTTCCTTAACTCTAAGTACTTCTACAAAATCAGTATCATCAAAGTCAGTGATATCTTTTTTAGATAATGTAAGTTTTATCTGCAATCTATCTGCTCCAGGAGCAGCAAAGTTTGAAAATCCTTTGGCATTATCATATAAACTTTCATCTCCTTTTGCACTAATTGCTGATTCTATTACCTGAAGTCCGACTCTAGTTGATGGAGATTGATTGTATTGATCAAGTATAATTGTTTGTTTAGTTACTTTTACAAAAGATCCTCTAATAAAATATACACCATCATCGATTGAAGCTGCAGAACCAGTGGTACATGCATTTAATGCAATGGTTGATGCAAGAGTTCCGCCCTTATTAATTGTAGTATTGCCATAAGTAACTGAATCTTCAGCAACTAATATCTCTCCATCTTGGAAGAAAGAAAAATCTCCAGTACTAGATGAATTTACATATTTAACATAAAAAGTATCATAATCTCTATCTGAAGTAGTCGCAGTAATATAATTAACTACCTTTGCTGTAACACCACTAGTCTGTCCTTTAAATCTTTTTCCTATTACATTCTGAGCATATACTGAAACATCCGTACCCAAATGCGTTGGATTTACCTGAACAGCATAATATTGTCCGTCAAATGTTACTGAACCAGGGATGACTAATGCACCCTCTTTGAACATATGACTACCAAAAGTCTCTACCTGATTCTGCATAATAGATTGCAGAGTAGATAGTTCCCGTGCTTGGACAGGATACCCAGGTTTAAATAAAACTCGATGATAACCCTTGTCAGAGTCAAAATCGTCGTAATAAGGACTTACATTAAGGTTAGTCTGTTGTGGCATCTTCTTAGAATTCTAATACGATTTTGATGTCTTCTTTTTGGCGTTCATTTCTTGTAATAGATGGTCTATTATCAAGGTAAATAATCTCACCTGTTCTTTTATTTATTTCAGGTCCAGCAAGACCACTTGTAAACTGTACGCCAAGATCCACAACTTTACCAGATGGAGTAGTTGTTGAGATTCCAGAAAAACCTGAATCTATGTTTACACTAAATCCGCTAGAGATGACAGCATCACCAGCAGAATTAAATTCGAGAACTTTTGCATCTCCACCAACACCAATATTATCAGTTTGGTCAAATATAGTAGGATGAAGATAAAGGTTTCTATCTTGGAAATATTTAATTATTCTTGTAGTAACATCATAAGAAGCAACATAACCTCTTGCAGTTCCAAATCCAGGTCTGTTTTGTGTAATCTCAGAACCAACTGCAAGAGTCTGTGTGAGATCACCAGTAAACTTCAACGCACTAGCAGCAGAATATTCTGATGTATTAAGAACAGCAGTAGATCCAGCACCAGCAGCAACAGGATTTTTAACAACTCCAACTTGAGAGAATGTTGTGTCAGAAATGAAATCGTATGTAGAACTATCAAATCTAGTATATATCAGAACTTTATCAGTTCCTAGTTCTTTATAAAGATCATATCCATGTCCTCTAGATGGAGGAATTATGGGAGTGAGCTTAGCAAACTTTGTAGCACTACCATTGATAGAAGAAAGATCAACCCTTCCATAACTGTAACCTTGCCCTCCTGCAGTCACTTTTGCATAAGTTAATTGACCATTTGTATTGGTCTGAACTCGGACTTTACCCCCAGTTCCATCACCCAATATATCAACTTCAATAGGACTTGCAAGGAATGAATAACCTTCACCTTGACCATCGATAGAAACAACCTTAATTTGGTTATTATTTACCGTTGAATCACCATTGTCCCTAACAACTTTAATCTCATTCTCGACACTTGATGTCCATTCGTTAGGAACAGCAACATACTCAGTAGAGTCGAATTTTACAATATCAGCAGGAGGAACTGTAAATAGATACTTCCACAAATAACCATCACCACTGACACCAGCAGCAGATGGTTCAAGATCAGTAAAGGTAGGTTCGTCAAGAGATGCACCTGCAGTAGATGTAATACCTGCAGATCCATTATCAATACAAATATAAACCCTAAAGTCTTTATTGATTACATAATAGTTTGCAGAATACAGTCTACTAGAGTTAGAAACTAGTGACCTATTGTTCACATCATAATCATGACGGTACATATCATATGATGTACCTTTTGTCCATTGAACCTTTCGGACTAATCTACGAACATCTCCAGGAAGAACCTTTCTTCCAAACAACATAGTATCGTATACATGATTTATGTAACTAATACTATCTGTGGGGGATGGTGGCTGAACCGTAGTACTGTTCCAAGTACTTGTTCGCCCATATCCAGTTTCTGTTGGATTGGCCAGACCTAAAAAAGTATAATAGGAATTATTTCCGCTAATCACCGAATCAACGAAATTATTAGCATTAATGATCCTAAACTGGTCTGTGATAATTGCAGCCATTACATCTGTAGAACTAAAGGTCTAACTTTTTTGTATTTATAGAAGTTTGGGCAGAGCTCCTGTTCCTCTATGCCCTACACCCCTTCGTAAAACTAGAGGGAAGTTGCTAAGTTCGTTGTCATAAGACAGTCCCTTAACATCAAGAGCGATTGGAGCAGCTGCTCTGCTGACATTTCCAAATCTTCCCCAAGTGAAGTGAGCGTAAGCGAATGCAGTAGATCCTATACCAACCATATCACTCGTATCTGTATACGATGCTATGTTAGCTGTAATAATACCCTGACGACCATTATTACGGAAACTAATTGCACTTGCGTAGTAAATATTATCTCCATAATGTGTACTGATAGAAACTATATCAGTATCATGAGAATCAATACTTGTTATAGCAGTTCCTACTGTATTGATGCCTGTTCCATATAATCTGAATGGATAGTTGGTTGACAATCCAGTAGCGTCTCCTCCACTATTAACATAATCTTGGTTATCAATTAGAAGTTCAATTGCTAGATCTGTTCCTATACCAGCCGTGGTTCCTATACCAGTAACCACACCTATGTATCCTTGAACATCAGCAACTAATGGTTCAACACCAGATATATTCTCATAATTGACTCCAGGAGCTGCTGTTGTACCAAATCCAACAGGAGCAATAGCAAGTAATCCAAATGATTCTGTTAATTGATTATCAGTATCTCTAAAGTTACCAACAGTGTCAACAAAGACATAGTTATCAGTTGTTGTAAGAACACCAATAATATGACCCAATGGGTTAATTTGAGCTTCAAATGAATCTCTTGCCTTAGAAACTAAGGAACCATCAACAAATAGATCCTTCTTCTGCTTAGTCCAAGTAAGTGGTTTGTAGTTATCATTACTAATACCTGGACCTTGATAGAATGGGGTTTCGACAGTAGCAGCACTATCAATCCTCTTAATAATTCTATCCTCGATCTGAGCAAAGTTTGACTGATCCTTAACAACCTTATTAAGTTGCATTTCAGCACTCTTATCTAATCTTAAAGTATCACCAACCTTGATAGACTCATTAATGTCGTAAATGTAACTATCTTGTCCTATTGTTCCTCTGTAGAAGAAAATAACAACATTATCATTTACAGTTGGAGCACTAGAGAATTCTATAACAGAACCGCCAGTAAAGATATAATTTATATTTGGTTCTTGGACTACTCCGTTGATGAATACTAATAGAACGGTTGATAGATCTATTTCTCTTGAATCTTGATCATTTCTATCAATCTCAAAACTTACTAGTTGTGACTGGTAGTATAGTGGGAATCTCTTTTGATTTCCATCTTGATTTGGTTTAATATTATCAAGATAATCAATATTACCAAACTGCCAAGAAGCAACTTGATCTGTGAATACTTCTATAACTTCAATTTCAAAGTCCTTATAATTATCACCCGCATTAGGATCTGTTGATAGACCAGCAACAGTAAATTTATCACCACGCTTAAATCCATAACCTTTCTTAGTGAATTCCCATTCGGTTACTTCTGCTAGAGTTGATCCAATACCAGTAGAAGTAGAAACACCTGCAATTTGAACACTAATAGAACAACCCACACCAGTTTCTGTTCCACCACCTATCCTGTATAAACCACGGATAGGCATATTCTCACCATTTGGTTCTGGAGCATGAACACAATCATATTCACCAGTATATCCAGTTCCACCAGCACCAATGCTGAATATTAAAGATCCACCAGCACCAACAACTGCATTAATTTGAGCACCTACTCCTCCAGTTGGGGAAGATACTGCAATACCAATAGTTCCTAGTCCAGTTTGATACCCAGAACCATATGTAAGTGGATGCCATTGAGCAACTTGACCACCACCAACATAAGAATGTGTAATAGTGTTAGGTCCAACATTCACCTTAAATGATCTATCAGAAACAATTCCTGCAACAGGATATGCTTCGTCAAAACTTGGGAATTTGTTACTAGTAACTCCAACCTGTACTGATCCACCACCAGTATAATCATGCTGTACAGTAGAGAATCCAACGAATGTGGTAAATGATGTAGTATTTCCTACTGATCTAACTGTATAATGATAACCTTGAACTCCACTTGGATATGTCTTAGATCCATATGTGCATGTAACACCAATACCTTCAAATTTGAAATTCTCTGGAGAAACTAACCCATGATCCTTAGCAGTAAATCTTACGATTCCCGTTTCAGGATTATATACTGCATTTGATACAGTTAAAGCAGCACCAGTCCAAGCATCAATATAAAGAGTACTAGAAGCAGCACTTACTAATCTGTGATTAAATCCACCACCAGTTTTAACAGCACCACTTGCTGCACTAACAAAAGTATGTGCATAATTTCCACCACTAATAATTGCATTTGATGCTTGGTGGCCACCCATAATATCATAACGATGCTCAGTAGTGTCAGTTGAAATACCTGCTTGGAAAGTTACCGTTCCATTTTGTTTTCTAATACCATTTGCTACTGCACCAGCAAACTGATGAGTGTATTGATCACCTGTATTGGTCTTACCAACATCTACAGCAAATGTATTAACAGTAGTACTTGCAACTGATACCCAATCACCGCTAATTGGATCAGTAAGTCTAGGATATGTGTGAACAGTAGTATAGTTATCTTGTGAACACTTAAGAGCGATTGAATTATTCTCAAAGAGAACATAATCGCCATTCATCATTCCATGACCAGTAGATGTTACTGTCATAATACCAGCAACAGGGTCATAGATAGCATTTTCTGCAGTATCTAAAGTATATCCAGCAGTTATTTTAACTGGTTGATCATAAGTTCTATCACGCTTCTGATCCATACTACCCACACCAGCACTAGCAAAGGTGTGATTATACGCACCGCCACTAACAATTACTGATCTTGTAATACTATCTGATACACCAGATACAAAAGTATGTGTAGCATTGTCATATGACCTCATACCATTCACTCTGAATGTATTTGTAGTCACATTAGAAACTTTAATCCAGTTATTGTGATAAGGATCCTTTGTTCTAGGATATGCATGAACGGACTTATTATTATCTCTAGTACATGTAAAGCTAACTGATCCATCATCAAACTTAACATAATCACCATTTGAAAGTCCATGAGAGTTAGCTGTAACAGTCATGATACCAACAACAGGGTCATAAGTTGCTCCTATTGGAGTTAACTTATCATTAGGTACATGATGATGAGTTGATACATTACTTGATGGTTGACTTGGAAGTATTTGGAATGAAATAGTACTTGCAGTAGTAGAAGCAATTGAAACTGCAGTATTGTAACCAACAGTATCAGTTGCTCTAGGATATCTGTGTATACTTTGATAAGTGTCAAGACCACATCTAAATGCAAATGATTCAGGTGACAATCTTATGCTAGTACCAGTCATTAAAGTATGATCAGGTATAGTAACTGTCACAATACCAGCAGTGGGGTCATAGATCGCACTGGTGATACCAAAAGGTTGTATAGGTGACTTACCTACTTGAACTGCGAAACTAGTAGTTCCAATACCTGTAATAGGCATCCACTTACCACTATAAGGATCAGTAGATCTTGGATAAGACTTGGTAGATGTTCCACCGTCCATATCACAAGTAAATCTGATAGAGTCATTATCAAATCTTACAAAGTCTCCATCATGTATTAAACGACCACCAGGAATTACTGTGATTGTCATGATACCTACATTGGCATCATAAGTAGCACCATTAATGGTTTGAGTGTCAATAGTGCTTCTAGGATATGTTGAAGTAGATGCATAACCATCTGTAGCACATCTAAAGATTAGAGATCCTTCTTTCAACTTAATAGAAGTTCCATCTTTAAGAGGATGTTGTCCAATAGTAGCAGTTACAATACCCGTAGATGGATTGTAAGTTGCAGTAGTAATGCTGTAATTTACAGTAGGTGCTGTTCCTACAGTTATTGCTATGCCTGTAGCAGTAGTTGATGCAACAGAAATAGATCTATCAAAATATGGATCAGTTGTTCTAGGATATGACTTAGTAGTAGAAAGACCATCCATAGCACACTTAAAGTTAAGTGACTCTTGATCAATCTTAATATTAGTACCTGACATAATGTTGTGAGATCCAACAGTCATCGTCATGATGCCAGCAATAGGATCATATACAGCATTTGTAGGTGTATATGTTACTTGAGTTGATATTCCAACATTGACATCAAACTCATCTCTAGTTACATTTCTTATTTCTAAGAACTTATTGTTTACAGGATCAGTTGCTCTAGGATATGTGTGATTAGTTCTATAACCATCCATTTCGCAAGTAAATGTCAATCCACCTGTTGTTATCCCAACCATACTTGGATCTGAGAAACCGTGAGGGGTCACAGTAAGTACTGTTGCAATGCCACTGATATGGTCATAAACAAAGGAAGTTATACCAATAGTACTACCATAACCAAGACCAGATTTACCAACATCAACTGTAAATTCAGTTTGAGATGTTGATGCAATAGACAACATTACATTGTGTGCAGGATCTGATGAGCGTGGATATGTATGAATCGTTGCGTGATTGTCCTTAGCACATGTAAACTTAAGAGTATCCGTTCCGATACCAACAAGATCACCAACAGCGAATGGTTGATTTGCATCTTGAGAAGCAGAACTTCCTGTACTAATTCTTATAATTCCTGTTGCTCCACTGTATTCAGCACTATAAACTCCATAACGAACATTAGTGGATATTCCAACGGGAAGAGTAATTGTATCTGTAGTTGTTGATCCAATAGTCACTACCGTATTATTAATAGGATCAGTTGTACGAGGATATACATGATCTGTAGCATATCCATCTCTAGCACATCTAAAGGTTAAAGAACTTGTGATAATACCAACCTTAAGATTATTTGCTACAGCAGCAGCAACACCAGCAGATCCAATAGTTAATGTAAGATTACCAGTAGCACCATTATAATCACCAGCAGTAGGAGTAAAGTACTGTAAAGGTGTTGTTCCAACATTAATTGTAAATGAAGTTGTTGAAGTTACTGTAACAGCAGTTGTTATTCCAGAGATGTAATCAGATCCAGACCGAGGATATGAATGAGTAGTTGCATAATTGTCTCTAGCACACTTGAAGAATAATGAATTGTTATCAAGTGTAATAGTATCACTTGTAGACATATTATGATTGCCACCAAATGTCAATGCCAATACTCCAGTAGCAGGATCGTATGTTCCACTGCTAGGTGACTTCTGTGTTCCTGATTGAGAACCAGTCTGTACATTAACTGCATTACTATTAGCACTTACCCATTGGTGTGCATAACTTCCACCAAATTCAATAGAGTTTGATGAACTTGTTACCCATTGGTGTGGATAATTACCACCTACTTCTAAAGCAGAGTCTGCACCAGCATCAGAAATATAAGTATGCTGATATCCATTACATGTAAACTCTAAACCAACCAACTTAGCAAAATCTTCAACACCCAATCTATGATTCTGTGCGGTAGATACCGTTACAAATCCAGTTCTAGTATCGTAAATAGCACTTTCTACATTTATGAAGTCGTCTGTTGTTGATATACCAGTAATACCAGTAATAGCACCAGCTGTACCAGTAGTTACATGAATCTTAGCACCTTTAAATGGAGCATATCCTTGTCCTGGAGTAGAAGCAACAGAAACAATGATTCCACCTCTAGGTAATTGGTTCTGGTTGACATCATCTACATCAATTATTAAATCTGTATATCCAAACGAAGTAATACCTGTATAGTTAACACTAGCAATACCACCAAGACTTTGCTCAATAATCTTAAAGTTTGCAACACCTTCGTTGTTCTCACCAAATGGTGCTTGGAACATACTGTTAATAAACAGAACTCCATTACCACCAGTTGAACCAATACCAGTTACAGCAACACCTGTAGATGTTAGTGGGAATATATTTTCTAAACCATCAAAACCATCTGAGTTGTCATCAAATATTTGGTTAGTTGCATAATCTTGTCTTAAATAAGTTCTTCCACCAAATGATGCTCTAGGATAAGGAAGGTTACCTGGGTCAATCATACCCAAGTCACCACCAAGAGGAGCATTTGTGAAATATATGTCACTATCAACTATATTGAAAGCACCTCTATAGATCCTTGCAGTTGATCCAGCAGAGTGTACTGTTGCGGAACTACCTACTGTTCCTCTCTCTACCTCAACAAGACTCCAAGTTCCAATACCAGTAATAGGTCCAGTAGTCGTACTACCAAAACCAACTGTTTGAACAATACTATACTCATCATCAATTTTTAATAAATCTCCAGAAGTAATTGTGCTTAAACCACTTAAAGCAAAACAAGTAACAAAACCATTAACAGCAACATCCAGATCATATGTAATAGATGTGTGAGAAAGTGGTTTTTGTACTAATCCGTTAAGAGCAATAATGGATTTAGAGTCTCTCTTATCCATCGTAAACTTATGAAGATTGCCTTGACCAGCTCCACTTGCGAAAGTAACCGCCTTTCCTACTCTAGCATCAGTAATTGATGTTGAAATATAAAACTGATTATTGTTAGATTTGACAATATAACAAGTAGATGGAAGCACAGTTGATCCATATCCAGTACTATACTCTAGAGAACTAGCAGCAAGTCCAACAATATTAGAATCTGGTAGATACGATACTTTTTCTGTATTAGAGAAGAAGTGCTTTAATGTAATGAGTCCTGTTCCTTTATCAACCTCATTAGCATTCTCAGGGTTAAATGCTCTTTGATAAATTGGAGTATTTTGATACTTTAATCCAAATTTTCTAATATTTCTATTGTTTATACCCAAATAAGTATTTTGAGTTACATTCTCAAATACTTGTCCGTAGTCAAATGAACCAATACCAACAAGAAGTCCATTAGGATCATTTTGTTTGTAAATTACTTCATTGTAAGAGAAGATGCTAACAATACCTGTTACTCCTGCATCTGGATAAAACTCTAAATTAACACTATTACCACTAAATTCAGCACCAAATGAACCAACACCTGTAGTAGTTCCAACAGCAGCAATAGGTCCTTGAGATAAGAATGTGTCTACTTTATGTGGATCAGATAAAACATAAATCTGATGGAATGTTTGAGTATTTCCATAAGATACAGAAACTGAAGATTTAAATGATAGATCGGTAAATGAAGTGATTCCGCATATAGTAGCAATTCCTGTTGTTGCAGAAGATCCTACAATAATTCTTCCACTTCTTTCTGATCCTTCTGGAGTAAATGGAATATTAAAGTACTTAACAGCAGTAGTTCCATATCCAACAGGATTGAAGGACATAAACTTACATCTAAGATCAATACTCTGTGATTCGCTATGAATATAATTGAGTTTGACTACTCCACTATCAATCTCAGAAGTAAATGTCCCCATAAATTGTGGAGAAGATATTCCTCCAAGACTTTGCCTATTATTGAAAGAGGCAACTTCGGTCATATATGTGTCAGTGCCATCATGCTGTAATATCAACTCATGATAATCAACTTTGTTTTCAGATTTATTAATAACAGCAATATGCCCATGAGAACCAGCTAAATTGGCTGTATTAAATCCAACAATTTGAGTCGTTGTAGCAGTTCCTACACTAATATTAACACTTCTAAGTTCTGCATTACCTAATGATGTTTGACCAGTACCAGTAGCATCAGCAAAACCTTGCTGCATTGCTTTAATATCATAATTGGTATCAAATGGTTCGTAAGGTTTGATTCTTACCTGAGTTTGACCATTATTAACATTATACTGAGCAAAGAATTCTCCGTATCCAGTAGCTAAACCAACTTGGTTTGTATTGTTAAGAGCACTCTTCTGAACCAAATAAGTATCACCACCAGATGTAATCAGAATCAACTCATTCATCTGATAATGGTTTTTAAGTGGATCCTGTGCATCATGTATTGTTTGTACAAGATACCTAGAGAAATATCTACCAGCAAGAGTAGCAGCAATAACTCTACTATCACTCAAATCATTAGATTCATTACTAATGAATTGAGGACTAATATCATCATGCAAAAGAACTCTATTAGTCTTACATAGAATAAAGTCCGCAAGTCTTGTCTGCTGCAATTCTAAGAACTTAGAAAGGTTATTTGCAGAATTGGCATCTCTAGAAATATCATAATTGTAGATAGCGTCAATTCTAAGTGGATCACTAACAAAATCAAGAACCAATCCACCAGCATCAGCAGCAGGAATAAATGATTCTCCAGCATCACCTTTTGTTAAAATCTGAGTATTTGCAAAGTTTTTAAATCCTGCAGGGTGTACTATATCATTAACATAAGTTATTAAATCTGCATATGTCTTTTCACTTTCTATAGCATAAGACATATTTTGATAATAATCATTATCTGGTAAGAATTGATTATTATCACCAATTAGTCCAATATTATCAGACCAACCTACATTAGTATCAATTGTAGATGAAATATCAAAATATCCATCAAATTCTGTTATAGCCTGTACTTCGCATACATCACCACTATTAGTTCCTGTTAATTGATCATCAATTTCAAGGTTTAGAGATCCACTAACAACCATAATACCAGTATTGGTATCAAGATCAGTCATTACCAAATCTGTATATAAATCACTGTTTCTTCTTAATGGTTCATTGATTCTAAATTCAGAGAATGACTTTAATGCACTAAATCTTGCAAGATCACCAGATTTTACAATCTGACCAAATCCAGGAACAACAGTTGCTCCAATTCCAGGATTAGTAGATAATCCAGTATAAGCGAATGTGACTTGTCTTGGATTAGTTGCACTATTATAATCAGCAATTTCAAAGTCAACAAATTTATAATCACCAGAGTTGAATCCATCTCCAGTTCCAGCAGTAAATTCTATACCCTCAAGATAAACAATATCACCAACAGAGAATGGTTCTGTATCATATCCAAGAATAGGAGTAGTAATCTTACATGTAAGAATTCCTACATCAGAGAATGCTTCAATAACACTAATTCCGTTACTATTTCTTAAAGGAGCAATACCATAATCGTTACCTGTTAATCCTCTAGGTTCAACAACAACATTAACCCTATTCACAGCAGAATCACTTAATTCCGCAGTAAGAAGACCGTTATTAACTATTTCTCCAGTTGTTTTATCATATACAGCAAGAGATGGTGCATTAAGGTATGATTTTCCACCAAAAGTTACACTTGCAGAGAGAACCTTACTTGCATTTTTAATTTGAAGAATCCTAGGCAAGAATGCATCTGGTTTTAATGTATTATCTGCAGGATAACCATAAACATCTGTAGGAACACTAACATCCTCCAATAGGTTGACATTATTCCCAAATAACTCTAATTCCGCACTAATACCACTAGATCCTATAGAAGTTACTGCAGGAAGCTTCTTATATCCAAATCCAGCATTATTAATCTTGATTTTTGATACACCACCAGTTGCTGCAACACCTATATGGGTATAATACAAATCCTCGCAATCAGATTGCGTATATCGAGATTTTTCTGGTTCCGCAACAATATTAGCAGTAAATGATGTTCCAGCAACCCCAGTAGCAATATATTGCTTTCCATTATACCCACTATTTGTATATTTTATCTGATTTCCGTATAATACATCAGTTTCGCTAGTTGTGATGTATCCACCCTTTTCTATAGCATAATACAGAGTATTTTTAAGATTTTCGCTATAATTAATCTGCTTATATGCCATATCAGCAGGATTGGTGGTTCCAACACCAACAGTACCAAAACCAACAACTTCTAGATTTGATGTAAGTCCTGTTCCAACATATTCGTTGAAAGTATTCTTATCATAGAAAAATTTGAGATTTGCTCCAGAAAGACTGGTATCATTGAGGTCAAATATAATATTATTATTACGGAATACTGAAACTGGTGGATTTATAGGATTAATAGTTTGTCCACTAAATCCTGTAGAATTAAATCCGACAATTTCTGGTGGATTTGTTTTTAACTGTTTATCAGTGTTACATAACTGGAATGTGTCATCATCAATTTTATAGACGAAATATGGTCTCTGTTCTAATCCACCAGGAAGTTTAGAGGAATCTCCACCAGCACCATAGAGCAGAACCTTAAATCCTGTCTCTAAAGCATGATCCTCTATAGTGATTATGCTAGTTGTGCTATTAACTCCGCTTGTAGGTATCTCAAGAGGATTGATAATTGTATATCCATCAATAAGTTTAACAGTAGCTCTCGTAGAAGTACCAATACCAGTTGTCAATCCAGTATTAACTATTAGATTAAATCTATCATTTTCTTCCAATCCATGATTCTTGGTTGTCTGAACTGTTACTTGACTTCTTCTAACGGTAGCATTTTCTTGCCTGTAATTTGAAACAAACGAATAATTCGCTTTATCAGCACCTGTTGTAGTAAAGAATAAATTTGGACCACTTGTATTAGTCTTAAGACCAATAGTATCTGCTGTTTTATTAATAACATAATAATCACCACTCAAAGCACTTGGAGCAGTGTACGGACTTATAGAATCAGTAACAAATAAATCAGTGTTACCTCGCTTATCAAAAGTAACCTTATCATTATCTAATAAACCATGATTAGGTAAATGTATAGACTGTGCAAGAATTGATCTCTCTTTAGTAACTCCATTAAGAGATACATTTACACTAGTAGAAATTCCAACTGTAGTTCCTACACCAACAGATTCTTTGGGGTTAAAGTATATTAAATTTTGGAACTTAGATTCAAAAGGATCTACTTCTATAGGAACTGTAAATTCACTAGTAAAGAATGTGACCGCAGCTCCTGTTGCAGCAGTGGTAAATCCAGCATATCTTTCAATTCTAACAATTTTCTCATTAGGGTAGAAACTAAGAATACGAGCAGTCTCTGTACCAATACCAATAGAATCCCCTACAGCAATATTAGGTGGAACAAATTCAACCTTTAGATCTGTAATAATACCAGTATATCCATTGTCTCTTAATGATGATCCATAAGATGCAACAGCAATTTTATGGAATCCATCCAATCCCTTGATGTAAGTGGAAATACCAGTAATTCTTACTGTATCTGACCCAGTAAATTCATGATACGGAGATGATTTAAAAACAACACCCTGTCTAGTATGTTTGATAGGAAGATCTGATAATGTAGTTACAGAACTAGTGATATTATCAATTGGTTCTCCATAAAGCTGCTGAACTTCCGCATCTACACCAACACCATTAGTACCAGTTTCATCAAATATTAATTTATCACCAATACTATAACCAGATCCACCAGTTAAAATATTAATGCTTTCTATAGAACCCTCTAGTAAATTACTTGGGTTTGAGACTTGGTTATTAGTGTTATATGGTTGGAAAACATAATCATAAGAAACACCATCACCAAATAAACCATAAGGTTGCGTATTTCTTACAAGAGAAGATCCAGCAAAATCAAAATTAGTCTGATCAATTAATTGACCCTTAACAGTATTTTCTTCAATAGCTCGAGATCTATAAGTGTTACCGATGAAGAATGGGAACTGAGGATCGTTTAAAAGATCTACAGTAGCGAAATAACCATACACTCCTTGAGGAAAATCAGGAGTTTTAGTGTATCTACCATTATGCTCATCTAAATCACCATTTCCAGTGTAAACATAATCATCTATAAAGTATCCATAAGGGAATTGTGATGATGGAGGTCTATTCTCAACACTTGTAGCTGAAATTTCATAACTAGACTCTACCTTCTTAACATTGGACTGAATATTGTTAGTATCAACTAATCCATAAGGTCCATATACTGGATTTCCGTCATATGCCCATCCAATTATAGGAGAATGTCCAGATCCATCATCTCCAAAGAATGACCTAACAGAATTACCATATCCAACAACATTAACTGCTAAACCCTCTCCAATGGGTTGTAGATAGTCCATTTCAGACTGATCTAAGCGATATGCCTTATTAACAGTAAGAGGTCTTACAGACGCTTCTGCCCTAAACTCAGAACCAACAGGTACGACATTAACACTAGTATTAGTATCTGCATATCCAACACCACCAGATATGACCTTCACATCCGTAATCTTTCCAGCATCATTAACAATAGATCTTAAAATTGCACCAGTCGATGTTGTTGCTGCACTAACTACATTAAGATCAGGTGGTCCTACATAACCACTTCCTCCATTAGCAACATAAGCATCAGTAATTGTTCCATTTGAGATAATAAGACCAATTTGCCCCAATCTACCAAAAGGAATATTAATAATTGGTGGATTTGGGAAGTTTAAAATTGTAGATCCGTAGTTTGCACCCTGCTCATACATTAAAATCTCTTTAATGTTACCCCTAACAACTGGAGTTGCAGTAAGTTCTCGTTCTTGCTGATCTTTAGTTAATACTTTAACCTTACATACGATTGGTGGATATTTGAAATGATGATATCCTGTGCCAATACCAGTAGAATCTAAAAATATATTTTGACGATTGATATAATTGGTTTCAGTCGGTTCACGATCACCTTTATTTCCTGCTTCCGCAAGTCTGAACTTATCTTTGTCTATCTTTAGTACTTGATACTGTTTTGTTGTACTAAGACCTGTTATAATCGGATTTACATTATTATCATACTCCAATACATCTCCATCGGTCAATCCATGATTAATAAATTCAATAGAATCATTAAAAGTATTAATTCCGACGGATTTAACAAATAAATTTCTATTTGAGTAATTTGATCCTATTTCTTCTACAGCAACTCTACTAATTGTGCGGTTTTTGTCAAAAGTACGGAAAATATGAAGACCTGCATTAGATTGAGCAGCATTTTCATCAATTAATATTGTATTAATACCAATAACTGCATCACTCTTCTTATTATGAAGAGAAAAGACCTTAGAATTCCAAACATTTATATAATAATCCTGACCACTGAATAATGTTAATGAATCAGAAGAAGATCCAGTTGTAGCAATACCAATATTAGATCCACCATTATTATTGTATACTATCCTATCTCCAGTTAAGAAATTATGATCTTTATCTAAATTGAATGTATTGTAAGTTGCACTAACATCTCCACCGAGATTAGTACTAATACCATTAAAATATACTTGTCTAAATCGTTCTTCAATTAGTGCTCTACCTACAGCACCACTTCCATTACCACCATATATCTCAACACTAATGACTTTATCAAGGTCATAATCAGATGGATCGATAACAATACTCGATACAATTCCACTTAAAACTGGAACTGCTCCAGCAGTATTTGCAACACTTACCGCAGCATCAGTAATAGTAATGTTTGGAGCTGCTTGAACATCATATAATATACCACTATTGATAACATTTAAGTTATCTACAGGTCCATAGAATATCTGATCAGCACCTTTATAGTTTAATACCTCAATACCATTAATAAGCATTGCAGTATTGCCATCTACGGTAACTTCAGAGGTAGTTTGACCTTCTTTACCACTCTTAAGTTGTTGCTCTAGAATAAACCTCTTTATTGGTCTTGCAGGGAAGATATTTCTAGTTCCTTGAGTTGCAAGAATAAAGTCATGTCTACCTGTACTTGAAGAAGGAGCAGTAAAATATGTTGGTAGATTTGCTTTAATAAATGAGCGAGATGCGTATAATTTGATCTGGTTAGGACTACCTAGAACTTCTACAAAGTAACTTGGTGAAGATAATCCACCAATAACCTCAGTTCCTGGATCTGGAGCATATATTACTTCATCTCCAGTTTCAAATGGAACATCAGTTGCAAAAGAAATAATACTATATTTGTTCTCTACGCTATTATATCCAGCCCAGTTTCCCCCACCAAGAGAAGGATTATTTAAAACTGCATGTATTCTATCTGCTTTAATAGTATAACTGGGAAGAGAACTAGAAGCAACATACGCTTCCCTCTTTCCTGATTCAGATTTAGACTCATCAACAATATATGCATTATTAATATCAGTTAATAACTGTTCTTGTCCACCTTTAACTGGTACAATTGATGATTTTACTTTATCTTGCAGTCTTCGGATATCATAATCCAAACTTGTATCAAGAGCAGGAATAGTACCATCTAAACTGATAGATTTAGCACTTGCGTTGACTGATGCAACAATTAGAGAAGGTGCAGCAACAACTTCACTATTTCTACGCAAAATTTCAATTCTATCACCAGTTTTAAGACTACTTTTCTCAATATTACCAACAAGAGTGAAATTAGATCCACCCCAATTTTCTATTTGGTATCTAGAGGATGTATTATAGATCCAACTATTGAAAAAGACCTCATCATAAGTCTTATTGATGTTAGGGTTTGAAATATACCTTCCTAAGTTCTTAACCTTAATATCTGAAGTAGATTTAAGGTTGCGGAGAGATCTACTAGTAACAAAATCAGCAAGTACGCCAGTTAGACGCATTTCTACCTTTTTGTTAGAATCTCCGTCCTCAAAACCATGAACAACATTAAAAGTAGATACTGTACTATTACTTGGAATTTCGATACTTACTGAAGGAGTAACATCAAAGAATTGATTGATACTTTTAGATCCATAAGTGAATGTTTGGTAAAATGATGTTCCAATTTCACCAACTTTAATATTACCAATGCTAGAAAAACCAATTGTAGAGTCTACAGTAATAACAGACGCACCAATTCCAATTTTTCCAATATTATTACTTCTTCCAGGTACTATGAAAGTACCATCAGTCAAACCTCGTTCTTCAAATCCCGTAAATAGCGAAAGTTTGTAATAATCGTCTCTAATATTGGATACTTCGGAAATAGGACCAGAAGCTTCGTTAAATTGAGGGTTTGTTGGATCGTTATCCTGAAAAAGAGTCTGACCAACTAATTTCGAGGGATCACCCGATATTAATTGCACAGAAACCGTTCTTCTACGCAAATAATTGGCAAAAGATGGTTTAATTAGGTATTTCTCAAGATCGTTGATCTTTGGGTCAACTCCAAACAGTGCTTTGAATAGAATTTTAAAGGATGCACGAGTTCCTTTTGCTTCATATAAACTTCTTGCTTCTTTTATGAAATTATTGACATCCAACTGAGGTGAAAGCGTTACACCCTCCAATCCTGGAGTGTACATTGCTTTCAAATTCTTATAAAATTCTTTTAAGAATAAAGAACTAAGATTAACTACACTTGCACCAGTTGTATGAGATTCTGCAACGGTTTGTTCCCAATTTAGGGCAGAAGGATCATTTTGTTTGGTAAATGTGGAAATTCCACTAAAACCACGCCAAACACCAGTAAAACTATTAGTGGTTATACCAGTATATCCGCAAATCTCATTATCAATCTTAAAAAGACCGTGTTTTTGTGGATATCCATCAGTACTATCAACAGTGATAGTAGTATCTGTTGATAAAATATCACCAATAAGAGTAGTTGTGCCTCTTATTACATCAGTAGTTAAATTATCTACCTTAATATACGCATCAATATTCTCCGCAATATCTGCAGGTCCACCTTGGAAGTCTTGAGAGATATAATACTGCTCTAGGAATTTGGAAAACAGAGGATTCTCTGATTTAGCAAATTCAGGTATTAGTTCGCTAACGACCTGATAAGTTTTTACCCTAGGACTTAAGGGAGAATATGTTTCGATCATTCTACTGTCTAATTAGCGATCCGTTAGAGTAACTAGAGGTGACTTTATATCCAATGCCAGAGATTTGCTGACCAGAAGATATAGTGTCTCTGACGATATTTATCGTAGTATTTGACATGTCTAAACTTAGGTAGATGTCCTTTAATCCGATAATATCATTAGATTCGGGGTATGCTTGTATTTCAACTACATCATTTGTCTTAACTGTTGATGAGATATTAACAGTATTGAGTATAATTTCACCTTTTATATAATCTACAGTACCTGCAGACTTAACAACAACAACTGCATCATCTTCAGCAGAAGCAGCAGGTTTAAATATGGCAATATCACCATATCGACCATCCCCTCTTGGTATATCTGTCAAATATACCTCACCATCAATATCGGTAATGCTAAATCCAGTAGATTTAATAGTTCCACCACCAGTTTTGATGTTAAATTGGTTACCAAAGCATAATTCATACTGAGCAGACTGATTTAAGAGTGCTTTTAGGTCTCTACGAATAGTAACTCGTGTAATATTGGAAGTAATTGCAGGATCTGTCTCATCAACAATTCGTTGACTCTCAGAATACTTAAATCTACCTCCAAATGCATTCAAATTAGCAGATTTTCCATACTCTGTAAGAGAAGTAGTAACTTCTGCTTTAAGTTGGTCTTTATCATCAATAATACTGTTATTGTAGTAGACATAACTGTCTAATTCTACATATAGAATCTTTAAATCTTCAATTCTTTGGTTAATACCTGCAATTGCATACTGTTTAAGATCATTTAGGATGTTCTGCTTGGTAAAGTCAGATAGAAATGTACCATTTTTAGGTTTTATGCTTAAAACAACCGTTCCAAATTCAGGTGGATCCAATTCCTCACCACCAACTACGGAAACGGACTCCGTATTTGGATAAACAGACTGTATAATAGCCTCATAATCCCTAGGTGTAACCGCCCTGTTCTGTGCGGAATACATTCTAGGGGCAAAATACCGAATAGAGTCAATTTGTTCAATATCCGACCCATTCCTAGCGGTTTGAGTAGCAGTTATTGTTACTAAATTGGTCGCTGAAAGAGAATTTCCAGCATCATCTACAATATTTCCTGAGAAACTGAAGAATTTTCCTTCATTCCCCTCTTTTCCATCTGTTACTATGTAAGATATATTAATTTCATCGCCAAGTTCAAGTTTTTTACCAAAAAGACCATCTCCAAAGAGCAATTCATAGGTCTCATTCTTAACTTCTTGTACCAAATACACATTTGACACAGAAGTTACATCAATAATATTGTCAATTCTTGAAAATGCTAGTCCTGCAGAGGATCCAGACTTCTTAACAGTAACTCTGAGAGTGTCTAAATCGACAAATGAGTTCTCAAGAACGAATCTTTGGTCAGAACTACCATTTACAGTAAACTTTTTAGTTAAAAGTGTACCTTGATAGACATTTAAACCAGAAAATGATGCTGTTCTAGGTGAATTATTTCCACTTATGCCTCCAGCATCTAAAGGACTATTAACAGTTACATCTTCTGGGACAGAAAAAACATAACTTGTATTATTTACAGCACCAACTAACGCTAAACCTTGCTTTAAAGTGACCGTATTACTATTTCCAGTGAATTTATAATCAAAATTAACTACTGCTTGAGCACATTTTCGTGATCTGGGTACATATCCTATATTCCTTGCTAAGGAAACTACATTCTCTCGGAGTGTCGCTGAATCCAGAAAGGACTCATTAGCAACCATATTGGTATTAAACGCCGTTATATACGAATTATACGCTAATATATCGACAATAATCGACATATTCGACCCTTCAAAGTCATAATCTTTGAAATCAGAGTTAGCTCTTAGGTAATCTTTAACAGATTCCTTGATTTCATTAAAATTTAAATTAGTAAATTTGGTGAATGGCATTCTTATTACCTAGATGATTCCAACATAAAGTCAAATTCTTGACTTGGGAAGTCTTGACCTATAATATCGTATGTAATAAACACTTCAAATGTGTTTTCGTTGGGTCTAGGTTCAACCTTCACTGCAGTATTATCAATCCGACCTTCAAACCCCTTTAAAACATCAAAAATTTGCTGAGTTATGACACTTGCAGTACCATAATCAACAAAATCAAATAGTGATCTAGTCACATCTGTACCAAGATTAGACGAGAATGGTCTTTCGCCACCTATGGTCTGAATCAAATTCCTTACAGCTCTCTTTATCGCATCCTCATTCTTAAGGACTCTCACATCTCCAGAAACAGGGTGTGGCAAGAAAGAAAGATCTATGTCTTTAAATGCTTTGGAATTCGACTCAGCCATACATTGGCTCTAGGTATCGAGATTATTTATACCCGATTAAGCAGACTCGTCATTATAAGGTCCACCCATATCCACTTTTCCCGCTATTGGATCGTTTTTAAAAGGCTCTCCTTCTAGCATATTGAGTACCTTTTGGCATCTACTAGAAGCACCTTCATGATACCTACCCCTATCTCTAATACTATTCATTATAGTATTGTATATGTCGTATTCAGATGCTTCCGAATTGATCACATCAAAGATAGCATCGTCTAATGCAGAGAGAGCATAGTCTTCCCATTTAGTGTTATCACTAATTAACTCTAATTTACGACTCATTTGCCCTGCCCCTTATACTGTTTCCGAGCAGCGTTTCGGGCGGTGCTAGAAAATTTTGAGTTCTTTCCTTGTCCTTGTCGAGTCTTCTTGGGTTTAGATTCAATAAAACTACCAGACAATGATGTGTATACTTTAGCCATTTAATCCCTTCATAGTGTATGATATTGTAGACGGATCTGGGGAACCACACTCATAGAATTCCTGAGCATAATCCCCCATTAGATCCAAAAAATCAGTTTCACTTATATCGGAGTGTTTCTCAACGCCCTTGATATAGATTGTGTAAACTGTCTTTGACATTTAGATGACTCTCATCTTCTCGTGACCAACCCTGACACGAGGATCGCACCATATCTCGAATCCTGCTTCTATAGCATCGAGACAGAAACTCACATCTTCTCCACACATATCCTGAACATCACCTGATTCAAAGACTTGCATCTTAGGAGCGAACCAAGGATACTTCATCTCTGGATGTTCAAATACACCCTTCTTAATTAATGTCCATCCGAAACCTGTGTAGTCTACAGTAAATGGCTTCTTACGCTTAGTCATTGTCTCACCTGTTTCGTGATTCATGACTCCACCATTATTACGGAAGTCGCCTTCATCTAACCAATGAGCAACACTAGTAGTACGACCATCTTCTGTCATGTACCAACCAGCAGCAATATCCTTATCCATAAGAACAAGTTGTAAGAACTTCTCTGTTCCATAGACGATATCACTATCAATCCATAGTTGGTAGTCGTAGTTTAACTTACCGTCCCAGGGTACTTGCTCTGGTCCCCTTAATACATTTGCTCCAAGACACTTACATCTAGCGAAGTTAACCATACTAGAATAGTCTTGCGAGATCTGAATACTTGCACCATGTTGTACCAAATCAAAACAGAGTTGTACGAAACTCTTTAAAAACTGAAAGGAACATCCACGACCAGGCATACAGAATACAATTGCCTTTCCTTTTAACATCTCCCATGCTGCGTCATAGTCCCATTCGGGTTCAGCAGACTTTTTCGGCGTTTTCGCCTTTACAGTAAATCCTTTAGCCATAATGATTAATGTACTTCAGTTATTATAACAGTATTATGTATGATAGTCAATCCTCATCTTTTTCTTCGAGGAATACCCCATCACTCTCTACGGACATAGTTATAGTACTACCCTCATACCAATCAAGATCGTTGCATATGCTCTCAGGCAAATCTAAGACGAGTTGATCTTCTACAGGGTCAAACCTAATAGCAACTTTTATATTATGGGTATTTTTTTTCACTCAAACGAAACCTGTGTGTCGTTTTTATATATTGGATATTTTTTTTCTAGAGAGATATCTCAAGGTCGATCTGGGTCGTTTATAGCTTGGGAAGGTTCCTTCGATTTAAACCGCATCACGCCACACCACGATATAACATAAGGGCGAACATACTGCCAATTACTGTTAATTAGTGAGTGTAATATGCATAATGCTTGTTACATAGTGCCTCTAATCTATCATGCCGTGGGTAATAATCAAGGTCATCAAATTCATCATGATTGTTGTTAGTAACTGTGTGCTCGCTATGTATCATCGAGCAGTGCCAATCTTCCATACCATGATGATAAGAATCTGACATGTGATTGCAGTCCTTCAGTGTTATTATCTGTATTATAGCATGATGATAGTCAGGTGTCAATGATTGCCTCTGAATTGTTTATAATAATTGTGAGGATATTGTGACCTGTATGTTGACAATAACTCGTCTCCATGTTACGCTCGCTTAGGTGACACTTACTCCGCACATTTATAACGCTAATTAACACATAGTAATCACACAGTTAATAACATTTATCACTCGAAGAATAAAACACAGATATACATTTATAAAGGTATTTAATAACTTTCCGCTTATACT